ATGCCGTACATCACCGACGCTCACCTGAAAGCTTCCGCGACCCGTCAGAACATCAGCGACGACCCGGTGCGGGGCCAGAAAGGCTTCGTGCTGCGCACCACCCCGAACGGGGTGTTCAGCTTCTACTATCAGTTTCTCAACAAGAACCGCCTGCACCCCGAGACCGGCAAGCCGGTGCGCGAGTGGCACCTGATCGGCGAGCACCCGGACTGGTCGGTCGCCCGCGCCCGTGTCGAGGCCACCCGGCTCGCCGGGCTGGTTGCGGGGGGCAAGAGCCTCAGCGCCGAGCGCAAGCAGGTGCAGGCGCTCGCCCGGTCCACCGGCCGCACATTCGAGCAGATGCATGACGCCTACCTCGCCTACTGCGCCGAGCCGGTGCTGCGCCGCTGGGGCGCCGTGCCGCGCAAGGAGAGCCACGAGAACATTCGCAGCCAGCTGTCGCGCCCTTTGGCGTGGTGGCGCAGCCGCGTCGTCAGCGAGATCACCGGGCAGGAGGTGATGGACCTGTACCGCTCCTACGTTGCCGAGAAGCACCCGGCGCAAGCCAACAGTGTACTGGCCACCCTGCGCACCATGTTCGGCTGGGGCCTGCATCCCGACCGTGCGTTCGTGACGGCGAACCCCTGCCCGATCCTGAAGGGCGACGACCGTGTCACCGAGCGCTCCGAGATCGAGGACGGTCGCGTGCTCACCGCCGAGCAACTGCGCGCGCTCTGGTTCGGCCTCGATGACCCGAAGTGTCCCGGCCGCCGCCTGACCAAGCTGGTCTTCAAGCTGTCGCTGGTCACCATGCTGCGCACCGGAGAGGTCGTCGCCATCCGCCGCGAGGATATCGGTGCCGATGCGGTGACCATCCCCCTCGCCCTCACAAAGGGCCGCCGCTCGCCCAAGGCGCGCGACTTGGTGCAGCCGCTCAACAGCCTTGCCCGCGAGATACTCGGCGAGGTGTTTTCGATTGGGGATGCGAACCGCGAATACGCCTTCCCGAAAGCGCGCGGTGGCCGCAAGTCACGCAGCGCGGCGCAGACCAAAAAGCCCTACATGGAGCAGCGGTCGCTCACCATCCTTACGCGCGCCTCCGGTGACAATCGCGACCAGATCGGCATTGCCGAATATCTCGGCCTGCCGCCCGACCTCACACCGCACGATCTGCGCCGCACGGGTGCCTGCATCCTTGAACAGCTGGGCTACAGCGACGCCGAGATCGGCAAGGTGATGACGCACAAGACGAAGGACAAGGACGCCGCCGTCGTCACCCGCAAGCATTACCTCGTGCCGGTCAAGATCATCGCGCGCGACATCGTCGATCCGCGCGTGAAGGCTCTCGACGATCTCGACGCCGCGCTGCGTGAGATACTCGAACTGCCGCAGGCCAGCGAGCAGCTGCCGCCACCGCCGAAGCAGATCGCCGACGCCGCCTGACACTGGATTGTAGGGATCGCATCCATACAATCGACGAAGCCCGCCGCATGGCGGGCTTTTGTTTTTGCCGTAGCTGTCACGCCGCCCCAGCGAAAATGCCGGACAAACCAAGGGCGCGTTCGTGTCTGGCGAGACGTTGTCAGAATTGTCATTTTGCCAGACGCGTGTCGGGAAATATAGGCAGCCTGCCCGTGGGGCGCGGGCTACTTCTGCGACCTGACGAACGACGACGACGATGCACGCCACCCGAAAAGTGCGCCCGGCCGATCTTGCGGCCACCGCCAACAAGATGCTGCTTCACCTGCTGCACAGCATCTTCCTCAAGCGCTACGCGCGCGGCCAGCCCAAGCGATTTGGCGCAGCGCTCGAACTGATGATGGTCTCGATGATGGTGTCGGTGACCACGCGCGACGGAAAACCCCTCACCGCCAGCGGCCTTGCCAAGAAGCTGCTGATGCCCCGCAGCACGGTGGACCGCCACCTGAAGCGATTGCTGACGGACGGCGCCGTGGAAATCTGCAAACGCCGCTACTGCGCCGACCTCGACGTGCTCGACGGCTACGTGATGTCGAAGGCGCATGTTGACCGCGACATCAAGGCCATCGAGACCTGCCTCACTGAACTGAAGCGGCTGCGCGCATTGTTGCGCGATACACTTCGTGATTAGTCCGATTTCACCAGATTGGTGAAATCGAAATCCTGCGACACAATGTGGCCACGAATAGCCGCAGCGTTGTCGTATTTAGTCCGCTGTTTCAGTTGACTCCGCGATTGGTTCCGATATTCACTTATGTTAACGCGCTCCGGTTGAAAATCGTAGGCGCGGTTGCATCGAGGAAAACCATGCAACCAGAGTGGAGGATGGGGTCGTGCCAATGAACGTGACAAAGAAAAAGAAGGCGCGCGTGGCGCGCGTCGAGCGACTGGGCAAGAAGGTGGAAGTCGATGTCGAGCGCGAGATCGGCACGCGCGTGCGGTTGGCGCGGCTCGCCAAGAACATGAGCCAGCAAGAACTCGGCGCCGAGTTCGGCCTCTCCTTCCAGCAGATACAGAAATACGAAAAAGGCACCAACCGCGTGGCCGGGTCATCGTCGCGAAAACCACCAGCGACTGGCGATCACGCATGAATACCCGGGCTGACGTTCGCCGCCTGCTGCGCGCCGACAACGTCAGCCTGAAAATGTCCACCCCGCCGAGGAAGCCGCAGGTGCTGCAAGCCGAGAAGGCAATGTCGCTGCCGACGCCCGACGTGCTGCCGATCCCCGATCAGGTCGCCGCGATGCGCGCCGAAATGTCTGACCTCAGCGAACTGGTGGTGCGGCTCTACAAGATCGTTGCTGGCGTGCGCGACAACATCGCCGCCTATGTGCCCAAGCCGGTCGAGGCGGCGCCGACGCCCTCCTCCTCGCGCAGCGTCAAGCTGGTTGAGTATCTCTCGCACGACCGCTGGGTGACCATCGACACGCTGCCGCGCGACACCGGCCTGTCGGCCGAGCAGATCAAGCTGAAGCTGCAGTACTTGAAGAGCCGTGATGAGGTCGAGATATTCCGGGGACAGGCGCGCCTGAAGGCAAAGCCCGAACGGCCGAAGAGGGTCCACTGGAAGACGGCTCAGAAGGCCGCCAAGGATGCGGCGGCAAAGAAGGCAGCTGCTCCGCGCCGTCGTGGTCGGCTCGCGCGAGGTGAAAGCCAAGCGGCCTGACATTGCTCCGGTGCCGCCGACCGGCGTCGGGGGCGCCAACGAAGTTTGGGCTCACCCGGAAAATTTGCAAAAATTGCCCCTAATAGGAACGTGGCTTCCGAGCGCTGGTTTGAACAGTGGTGTTTCTGCCCGATTAAGGAACATTCACGATGGCGCCCTTGCCTCGGCTTGGGAATAGACTTCTGGAGGCATTGCCTCCCGAGGAACTCACCTTGCTCGCGCCCCAAAGCCGGAAAACGTCATTCGATTTTGGCGCGGTATTGGTGCGAACGGGAGATGAGTTCAAACAAGTCTATTTCCCCCTCAGTGGGGCGATAGCGTTCCTCGTTGAAATGTCAGACGGGCACATTGTCGCGTCAACTCTCATGGGCTCGGAAGGAGCGGTCGGGGCTCTTTCCATTCTAAGTCCTTCGCGGTCGCCAATCACGGCAACTGCCTACGTCGCCGGAGCCGCGCTCCAAGTGCCAGTCTCGCAGTTGCAGCTTGCCTTTGAGCAAAGCACCACAGTTAGACGGGTTCTCCGCCTCCATCTCCGCACACAATTGATGCAGCTCAACAACGCAGCGGCCTGCAATGCGGTGCATCCGGTGCATTGCCGTATGGCTCGATGGTTGCTTGAGCTTCGCGACCGCACTACGGACAACCGCATTCAGCTCACGCAGGAGGCGCTAGCCCAACTTCTCGGGGTGCGCCGAACGACCGTGACGCTAACAATGGCCAGGCTTCGGGCGGCGGGCTGCATCTCTTCAGACGGACGAGGAATGCTCGAAGTCAACAGAGGACGGCTGGAGAAGATGGCGTGCGAGTGTTACGCCGTGATGCGAGACAGAGTTAAGCACATGTACGATGAGGAGTTAGTGGCCGCATAACGTCTTGGGGGAGGCGACATCTAAGACCGATATTGGCCGCTGAAGCTGTAGCGACAGCGGCCCACTGGAACACTTCGCCACCTACCGAATTTTCCCGATGCCGTCCCCAACGGCAAATTGGCTGCCTTCCCCTAGGCAGCTTTAGGCCCCGGCTCTCGACCCTGGAGGCGGGGCCTTTTGCTGGCCGGGATGTCGATCCGCACTCGCCGGGGGGCTGGAGCGCATGGTGTCCAAGCGTGGCGACCGCGCCTACCGCGACGGGCGCTGCGAGCACTGCGTCAAGGTGAAGAAACTGCAAGCACCCGGCGTTCAGCCGTGTCACCGATCAGGTTAAGGAATGACCTGGATCAAAACATGGGGCAACGCCGATGGTCGCCCGTATCTGCAGTCAAACCCGCCCCCGGGGAACCAGACAAGATTGCAGAGTTTTCCCGATTGGCAGCATTTTGTGATCCGTCTATTAACATGCGTTAATTCTTTTAATTCCAAATTTCACATTTAATGTTGGTTTCTCCGAACTGATGGAGCCTGCCATGTCAAACCCGGACGATGACCGGCGCGAATTTTTGAAATCCTGCGGAAAGTTTGCCGCCGTAACTCCGCCGACCCTCGCCGTGCTGCTATCGACCTCCCTCACGTCCGATGCGATTGCGCATTCCGGCGGAGGCGCGGTACGTCGTGGCAACAATGGCTGGGGCAATGGCGGGGACGATGGCAGCCCCAACGGCAGGAGCGATGCAGGCCGCTGAAACTGTTACGATGAAGAGTTGGCATGGAGCGCTTGGCGCGACTGCCGAGCTGGGGCCTTTTGCTGGCAGCTGAAAAATTTGCACTGTCGAATCGCTTAGTTTCCCGAGCCCTTCACGCAAAGGGCAACGGGCGGGCCCCAGCTTCATGCCCCCCTGAGCTGGGGCCCTTTTTAGTCGCGCCATTCTTTAGAGAATTTGCGCGGATCGCAGGGAACGGACTCGATCACCAATCCTGAGAGTGGAGGACGAAATATCAGTTTCGGAATCAAAGGGCGACGAAGATTCACATGCTTTAATGCGATTGCGTCGGTTCTGCCTTTTGCTTTGTAGTCATTTCGAGAGTGGCTTTTGTGGTGGGGGCGTCAATGCAGAACTTTCGCGCGATCCTTTTTGCCCAACGGCTAGACGAACTGTCTTTTCAACTGGCAGAATTGGAAACTCTTCGACTTCGACTCGAAGAAGCGGAGGGACGCATCCATGAAGGATATGCAAGCGCAGGCCGAAAAGCTGCGGACGGACGCCGCCGAGTGCGCGCTCATTCGAGATCTTGCCACCGAGCCTCACAAACGCGAGTTATTCAACCGGTTGGCCGGGCACCTGAACACCCTCGCCGCGGAAGTTGAGAAGGCGATTGCCGACCAAGCGAACCGGACCATCACCCGGACTTGAGAGAACTTTCTGCTGTTTTTTCGCCCAGGGAGCGGAGCGCCCCTGACCCGGCGCGAGATGCTCGCCCTGAATTCAAGATCGCGCGGCCCGCCTGATCATCGCTTGAGAAGGTCTTCGCCCGGCGAGAGCAGACGCACATAGGTGCCGCTCTCGTGCAGTTCGAGCCAGCCCTTCGCGACTGCGTAGGCGATGCCTGCGCCGAATTCCGCGCCGCTGCCCTTGAGGGTGAAGAGGAACGGCGCGTTGATTCTCTCGATGTAGATGCGGCCATCCTGCACGGGCGGGATGCTGGAGGCCAGTTCGATCAGCTTGCGGGCAGCGGCTTCCGCGCTGGCATAGGGCCGCTCGTCAGCGTGCTTCTCGAAAGCGACGGCAAGCAGGTCAACATCCCGCTCGTCAACCAGCTGTCTGGTGATGGCGTCGGTGCTGGCACCCTGCGCGGCAAAGAAGAGATGATGGACAGCTACGGCTTCCCCATCTGGGCCGACTGGGCACGCAACGCGGTTGCCAACAACCGCGCGTCCAACAAGGAAAGCTCGTTCAACGTCCGCTCCACCGCCCGCGATCTGCTGCGCGGCTGGGCACGGCGCATTGTGCGTGACGACCTCGTTGACACGCTGCTCTCGATCCCGACCGCCTCGATCCAGGCGGGCCGCCTCCAGGAGCCGGGCAACCGCGTCAACGGCGTGAAGTGGTCGGCTGCGTCCGCTGCCCAGAAGAACAGCTGGAACGTTGCCAACTACGACCGCGTGCTGTACGGCGCGGCGCTGGGCAACTACGCGGCGACCGTCGCGGCGTCGCTGCTGAACGTCGATGGCGCCGCCGACAAGATGTCGGCCGCCATCGGCTCGCTCGCCAAGTCGCTGGCGAAGCAGTCCGGTGTCGATCCGAACAACCCCGGCGTCTACAACGGCCGCCCCAAGATCACCCCCTGGGAGATCGAGGAGCTGGACGAGGAAATGTACGTTTGCTTCCTGGGCGACCGTGCATTCCAGTCGCTGCAGAACGACCCGGCGATGCTCCAGGCCAACCGCGACGCGCGCGCCCGTGAGGGCTCACCGACCACCACCAACCCGATCTTCACGGGTGGTGCGCTGAAGTACGACGGCATCCTCTACAAGAACATCCCGGAGATCACGCAGCGCCTGCTGTTGAAGCAGGCGGGCGCCGCCTCGGTCGATGTCGAGCCGTTCTTCCTCTGCGGTCAGGCCGCCATGGCCTACGCCACCGGCCAGCTGCCGCGCCCGACGCAGCTGGAAGACGGCGACTACGACTTCGTCACCGGCCTCGGCATCGAGGCGCAGTACGGCGTCGGCAAGATCGCCAAGGCTCCGCTCACCGTGCCGAACGCCACGGCGGGCGATCTCGTGGACTGGGGCATGGTCACCGGCTTCGTCGCCGCGCCGACCCCGGCCTAATCCTCCTCTGAAGGGTACGACAGCGACCGCGCGGACGGACCCGCCCGCGCGGATTTTCCTCTCGACGAGATCATGATCATGGCTCCTCGCACTGCATACCGTCAGCCGCAGGCTGGCGGCCAGGGTTTCGCTCGCACCAAGAAGGTGTTCGGCGGCCCCGTTCTCACGCTCACCGCCGCTGACATTGCGCTGAACGCCCAGACGGCGATCATGCGCGTGCCCAAGGGTTTCGTTCTGATGTCGTGGACCGGCACGGTCGGCGACATCGACAGCGGCGCCACGCTGATGCTCGCCATCGGTGACGCGGGCAACAATGCGCGCTTCATGGCGGCCTCGAACATCGGGCAGGCCGGTGCGGCGCTTCCGGCGCTGGCGGCGGGCGGCGTGCTCTACGAGTTCACCGACGACACCGACATCCTCCTGACCGCGACGGTGGCGGGCGCGGGCCTCGCGGCCACGCCGACGATCAACGTCCTGATGGAAGGCTACATGAAGTAAGGAACGCGGGGCTTCGGCCCCGCGTTTTTATTGTTTCATGTGGAACGTCCATCGTAAGGAGAACGAAATGCCCAAGGCAACCATCACGTACAAGGCGCCGAAAGACGACAGCAAGGTGTGCGAGCACGCGGGCTACACCTTCTTCGACGGCGTTGCGACCGACGTTGATCTCGACGACGCGCGGCTCGAAAAGCTGAAGAACAATCCGCTGTTCAAGGTCGAGGAGGGCGGCAAGGCCGACACGGTCTCCGACCCCAAGCACAAGCACAAGTAACGCCGGGCCGCCTTCGGGCGGCCTTTTCATTTGTGGAGATCGACCATGCCGCTCCAGATCATCGACGGCCCGATCATTGCGGCAGGCGAGAGCCTGTCGGACGCGGTGGATTGCACCGCAGGCGATGTCGTGCGGATCACCATGCCCGCCGACTGGACGGCTGCGCAGCTGACGTTCGAAGTGTCGTCGGACGGCCAGTTCTTCAACCCGCTCTACTATCACGACGGCAGCGAGGTCGTGTTCGAGGTGATCCCCGGCAGCGCGGTGCTGATCCCCTCCAACATCACCAGTGCGCTCGCCCATCTGAAATTCCGCTCGGGCACGCGCGACCATCCGAAGCCGCAGCCTTCGGGGCGCCTGTTCGCCATCGCCATCGATGTTCGTGAGGTGGCTGGTGGCAACAGCCCGGCGCTGCCGATCCGGCTGGTGACGTAAGATGCCGGTCACCTACACGGCCGAAGAGGCGGTCAACAAGGCGGCGGCGATCCTGGGCAAGTACGTGCCCGGCGAGGCGCTCGGCGATGTCGAGCACACGGTGCTGGACAAGAGCATCGATAGCGTCATCGCCCAGATCGAGAAGATCGTGGTGATTGCCGACCGCAACGCGATCCCCGATCTCGTCTTCGACACGTTCGCGCGGCTGGTCGCGATCTTCGCGGCGGCCGAATTCTCCAACCAGCCGCTCGACCTCCTCACGGTGCAGCAGCACGAGCAGCGGCTGCGTTACCTGATCGCGCAGATGCCGACCTACGAAGTGCTCGCGAGCAACTATTTCTAGATGACCGACGTTCCGTTCCCCCTGCTGTCAGCGCCAGGACTGAAGCCGCAGACCGCAGGCGGTCGCGTGCTCAACTGCTACCCCGAGAAGCTGCCCGCGACCGCTGGCAAGCCTTACGGCTGGTTCAGGGTGCCGGGCCTCGGCCTGTTCGGCACCGCGCCGTCCGGCCGCTATCGCGGCGGCGTGCAGAAGGACAATCTGTTCTATGGCGTGTTCGGCACGTCGGTCTATTCGTTCAGCATCCTGGGCGGTGCGGGCACGCTGCTGCCGGGCAGCATCCCCGGCATCGGCATCGTCTTCGCCGCCCGCAACAACGCCGCCAACGCCGACGTAGTCTTCGTCAGTCCCGGCGACGGCGCGTTCTGGATCAACGGCGGCGGCGCGGTCGTCGCCTATCCCGACCCCAATGTCGGCCAGCCGAATTCGGTGGTGTTTCACCGGGGCTTCTTCATCTTCACCTACGGCAACGGCGTCACGCGCGCGAGCGGCGTCAACGTCACCAGCATCAACACGCTCGACGTGGCGACGGCCGAGAGCAAGCCCGACACGCTGTACCGGCCGGTGCCGCTCGGCAACGGCCAGCTGGCGCTGTGCGGCTCCTCGACCATCGAGGTGTGGGGCGGCCAGAACGACAGCGGCTACCCGTTCTCCTACATCGCAACGATCCCGCGCGGCATCGTCGGGCCCGCCGCCATCGCTGGCGCCGAAGACGGCTTCGGCAAGGGGCTGTTCCTGGTGGGCGACGATTTCCGCGTCTCGCGCCTGGACGGTTATGCTTGCACGCCGATCTCGAACAGCGACCTCGACACGCTGATCGAGCGCGAGCCGATCAAGACCGCCATTCGCGTCGGCGTGTTCGTCTCGCGCGGCCACGGCTTCGTCAGCGTCCAGGGCGCGACGTGGTGCTACGTCTTCGACACCACGCTCAGCACATGGCACGAGCGCAATTCGTGGCTGAAGAACTACTGGCGTGGGCTCTATCCGATCCAGGCGCATGGCAAGTGGATGTGCGGCGACAGCGACAGCGCGACGCTGTGCGAGATCAGCGCCAACATCCGCTATGAACTCGGCACCCCGATCAGGATGCGGATCGAGACCGGGCCGTTCGGCTCGTTCCCGCAAGCCGTCCGCATCAACGCCATCGAGCTGTACCTGACCAAGGGTGCGAGCGACGCGACCGGCCACGACCCCGACGAGACCGACGCCGAGATCGCGATCTCGATCTCGCGCAACGGCGGCCAGGACTGGAGCAATCCGCGCAACGTCAAGATGGGGCAGCAGGCGATCACGAATGGCCGCGTGCGCGCGGCGATCTGGGGTCAGGCGGAAGTGCAGGGCGTGCGCTGGCGGTTCGAGGAAAGCGCCGGTCTCGACTTCGCGTTCATGGGCGCCGACCAGCTGCAGGACGTATTGCGATGAGGCCGAAATTTTCGCTGCCGTCCTACGACGTGCCGCTGCTGATGCCGGACGGCACCATCAACCCGACTTGGTACGAGAAGCTGAAGACCATCGAGGCCTTCATCAACCTGTTCGGCTACGTCGATTTCAAGCGACCTGCGGTGAAGCCTGCAGCGCCGCCCGCCGTCACCGCGATTGCCAACAACCAAGTGCTGATCTGGGACGCGACACAAGGCCAGTTCAAGGCTGGAGCAAACTGACATGGCTGGTTTCTTCGATACGCTATTCGGCGGTGGCGCCGAGAGGGAGGCTGCGGAGAAGAACCGGGCGCTCGCGTCCCAGTACCAGACCGACGCGCTCGGCTATCTCAAGACCGGCTACGGCACCGGCACCGACGCGCTCAACAAGGGCATCGCCGCCTACGATCCGCTCGCCGCGCTCGGCGCGAAATACAGCCGCGTAGGCGATACCTGGCTCGACGCGCTCGGCGTCAACGGCGCCGACGCTTCGAAGGCAGCGCAGTCCGTCTTCCAGACCACGCCCGGCTATCCGGCTTTCTGAGGTCAGGCCATGCCGATCAACCCCTCCCGCTACGACATGCCGGGCTCCTTCGTCGGCGAGATCGACTGGTCGCCCCTGGCCCGGCTTGGCCAGATCATCAAGGACCAGCGCGACCAGGACGAGGCGGCGCAGCTGATCGCGCAGCTGTATGGCGGCGGCGCCCAGCAGCAGCCCGCTGCCTATCAGCCCGCGCATCCGCGCGCGGTCGCTCAGCAGGCTCCCCAGGCGCCTGCGGCGCCCAGGGAGCAGCTCGCGCTGCCGCCGCTGCTGACGCCCAACCAGCGCGTCGCGCAGGCGTTCGAGCAGTTTCCTGGCGCACCGTCCGCGCCGCCGCCGGAGCTGTCGCCGAACCAGCGCGTGGCCCAGGCCTTCGAGGCGTTCCCTGGCGCGACCGCAGAGGCTGCGCCGCAGCCGCCGATCTCGGCGCCGCCCATGGTGCCGATCCCCGGCGCGACCGCGATGCCGGTGCCCAGCGTGCTGCAGCCGACGCCGCCCGTCGTGGCGGCGGACGACGATCTCGACAGGTATGCGCGCGCAACCTCGTCCATCGAGAGCGGCAGCCCGCAGGGCGACTACCGCAAGATCGGCCCGACCACGCAGGGCGGCGACCGCGCCTACGGCCGCTATCAGGTGATGGGCTCGAACGTCCGCGACTGGACCCGGCAGTATTTCGGCGAGGAGCTGTCGCCGCAGCAGTTCCTGGTCAACCCCGCTGCGCAGGATGCGGTCTATCGCGGCAAGTTCGGTGAGTACGTCCAGAAGTATGGACCGGAGGGCGCGGCGCGCGCGTGGTTCGCTGGCGAGCGCGGCATGCACAACCCGAACGCCCGCGACATCCTCGGCACCTCGGTGTCGTCCTATGCTGATCGCTTCAGCCGTGCTGCGGGCCTGCCGTCCGAAATCACCGCAGGCACGTCGCGTCCGGCGCCGCAGAGCGAGCAGCCGACGCAGGTGACTGCATTCGACCGCGTGGTCGAGAACCTGTCGTCGCCGAACACTGAGGCGCGCAGCGCAGGCATCAGCCGCGAGCAGATCGCGGCGCTGTATCGCAACCCGCTGACGCGGCCGGTGGCGAACGCGTTCCTGCAGAAGATGCTCGACCCCGGCACCTACAAGTTCATTGCCGGTGGCGACGGCAGCGTCATCCGCTACAACGAGCGCGACGGCAGCTTCACGGTGATCCCGACGCATCAGAAGCTGCTCACGGTCGGCGAGGACCAGCGCGTCTTCGATCCCAACACCAACACCTTTGTCGATGGCGGCGGCGGCGACGGCGCGCGCTACGGCAAGCTGCCCGCCAACTCGCGCTGGATCGATCCGAACGACAAGTCGAAGGGCGTCGAGCCGATCCCCGGCAGCACGGGCGAGAAGATCGGCGACGAGATCGCGGCGCGCATCGGTCTGGGCAAGTCGTTCATCAGCACGCTGCCGCAGCTGCGCCAGCGCGTGGCGCGCGGCGATGTCGGCATCGACAACGGCATGAACCACGCCAAGGCACTCGCAAACCTCGGCACGCCCGGCGAGACCAAGCGGATGCTCGACTCCGGTGCGGAGGCGCTGATCCGCATGCTGACCGGCGCGGGCATGAACGAGACGGAGGCGCGGCAGAACGCGGAGCAGTACCGCCTGACCGCGAAGGACACCGCCGCCGTCGTTACGTCGAAGATCGACGCGCTGGAGCGGCACCTCTTCCACATCGGTGAGGTGCTCGGCCGTGGCCGGGGCGGCGGCAATCTGCTGGAGGCGCCGGTCGCAGCGCCCAGCCGCGCCAACCTTGGCAACCGCGCCGCCATCGAGGCCGAGTTGCGCAGGCGAGGAGCGATCAAGTGAGCGACCTGTCTCAGGTGTCCACCGACGAGCTGCTGCGGGCCTACAGGCAGCCCCAGGGCGACCTCAGCGGCGTGAGCACGGAAGACCTCCTCAAGGCCTACCGGGCGCCCCAGGGCGCGCCGCAGGGCTCGCAGCAGCAGCTCACGGCCGACCAGCTACTGGCCGCGCAGCAGCGCCGCCAGGACGGCGGCGAGCTGTCCTGGTCCGACGTGCCTGGGCAGATGCTGGCGAACCTGCCGGGCAGCGCGGCGCAGTTCGGCTCCGACATCATCCAGCCGTTCATTCACCCCATCGACACGCTCAGCGCCATCGGCGACGCGGGCCACGGGCTCGCGCAAAAGCTGGGGCTCGCGTCCGGCACCGACGACGTGGCGAAGGCGGATGCGATTGGACAGTTCTTTGCCGACCGCTACGGCAGCATGGAAGGCTTCAAGCGCGCCCTGGCGACCGATCCGGTGGGCGTCGCGGGCGACCTCTCCACGGTGCTCTCGGGCGGTTCTACCGCCCTGGCGCGGGCTCCTGGCGTGGCTGGCAGGGCCGCCAAGGTGGCGGGCATCGCCAGCAAGGTGGTGGACCCGCTGACGCTGCCGACGCTGGCCGGGACCGGCACGCTGAAGACGGCGGCGCATGTCTTGGGCACCTCGACCGGCGCGTACGGCGCGGCGGTGGACGCGGCCCGGCTCGCAGGCAAGGAGGGCGGCGAAGCCTCGGCGGCGCTGCGCGACCAGATGCGGCGCAACGCGCCCATCGAGGAGCTGGTCGATGACGCCCACAGCGCGCTCGACAACATGCGGCAGGCCAACCTCGCGCTCATCCCGTCGCGCGGCGCAAGTTCAGCGGCCGACTGGGCGGCCAACAAGCAGATCGCGCTGCCCGACGCGCGTGGGTGTGTTTTCGGTTCGCTCGATGACATGGGCGCGCCCGCCGCCGGTCGGCTGACGGCGGCTTATTTCGGCACGGCCGCGACGGTGCTCGGCGCGCGCGGCGGCTCGGAAAGCAACCAGATCACGTTGACGCAACTGCCGACGCTCGCTTTCAGCGGCACCACCGGCAATGACGCGCCAGATCACACCCACCCGTACACGCAACGCGGCGGCGGGCTGCATCAGGACGGCACCAACCAGTACACGGTCGCAATTCAAGACATTGCCCAGAACACGGGCGGCGCGAGCACACGCCACCAGCATCCATTCTCGGGAGCGATCCCTGGCACCGGCAATCAGCCGCACGCCAACGTCCAGCCGACGCTGCTCGTGACCGCTTACCTGAAGCTGTGAGGGCGTCATGTATCACATCGCCTTTCCTCCGCGCACAAATCGCGAAAGCTTCATCTATCTCGGCGAGATCATCGACCTCGACGATAACCCGGTGGATCTCACGGGCTGCTCCATCGTCTTCCAGATCAGCGACAAGTTCGGCTGCCAGTATCTGCGCGCGTCAACCGACGACGGCAACATCACGATCATCGGTGTCGGCACGTTTCGCGTCGCCTTGCGGACGCGGCGGCCCCAGCGCTCAGCGAGTTCGGTGGTGTGCGACGCGGCGAGAAACTGCGCCTTCGGATGCTGCCCCATGCACCAGGGCGGGAACAGCACCGAGGCGTAGGTGGACTTGGCCGAGCCCGGCGGCATGAAGATCGCGAGGCGCGGGATGTCGCCGCGCGCCAGCGCTTCCAGCTTGTCGATCAGCAGTCGGTGGTGACGGGCGGGCGTGTAGCCGTTCGCGATGCACCACTCCGCAAGACTAGCGCGGAGCAGCTTTCGCCGCAGGATTTCCCCTGCGGCGTCTTCCGCCGAGATCATTGCTGAAGTAGCGGCCCATGAACTTGAAGGCCGCCTTGATTTCCTTGCTGGTCACGTCACCGTCGTGGACGTGCGATACGAAATTCGGAAGGCCGAGCTTCTTGTCCAGCCGCTTGGCCGACACCCCCGTCGTGTCGGTGAATGCATCGAGGACCGAAGTCAGAGCGTAGTGGTGCCGTCCTTCTTCTTTTGACATTGCAGCTTCCCCACACCGAAGGGAAACCATCACACGCTACTTTGATCAGGGCCGCAACAAAAACCGCTGCGGCAGTGCGTATCGTGCTTAATGCGATAGCCTGCTTGACAATCGTAGAAACCAAGCGGCGTTTCGCTGAGGTTGCGCAGTTACTGCGCCTCGCTTGCGCGAGCGGCGTCGTACTCGTTGAGCAGATCGATGATGTGCTGCTCCTCGCATTCGATCACCTCAGGCTCCTCGCCCCACCAGTTGATCTGGATGAACTCTTTGGCGAGCCTACCGGTAAGTCGATCCTTGATATGGAGAACTTGCGCCAATGCCGCTTCGTGCCCACTCAGGCGTTCCAATTCCGCCAGCAAGATCGAAGATCGCTTTTCGGGCTTGTTCGATGGGAATTTCACCACGGTCATAGGCCCCCCAGATGTCGTCAACAGCTGCATTGTTTTTAGCCGTTTTCCACTTCGCAGGGAAGAGTTCGCGCACCGGCTCCCACGTCGCCGACTGACCGGCCCGGCCGAGCAGACCTGCATCCTCGGCGAACTGACGCGTGGCGTCGTTCACGAGTCCGTAAGTGCCCTTCACGCCCGTGATCGCGCTGGAGCGCGAGTTCACCGAGCCCGCCGGGCCACCTGACGCGAGATGCTGGATCACCGCCTCCGATGCGCCGGACAGTGGCCGTAGCTGGGCGGCGGCGACCTGATGGGTGTCCGCTGTCACGTCGCCGAAGCGCGGGTCGTTGGGCACCTCGATGTTGTTGTAGAACGAGCGCACCTTGTGCTTCTCGCCGAGCAGCCGCGAAATCGTATCCATGTCGCCGCCGGACTGGATCGCGCTCACCGCCTTGCCGATGTCGCCGAACGTGCCCCACGCGACCTTGCTGGGGTCGCCGCTCTGCGTGGTGAACCAGTCACCGAAATCGCCTTCGGGGAGGATCGAGCGGTAGTTGCGCGTGTTGTGTGCCTCGTCGAAGGCGCGGACGAACAGCGCAGCGTCCTTTGGGTTCAACTGGTCGAGCCGCTGGCCGCTGATCCGGCGCAGCATCTCCTCCGCATTGTCGGCCGCCATGACTTTCGGCTGCGACCTGATCCACGCCTCCATGTCGGAGGTGGCGCGCGGGTTGTTCATGACGATGTCGCCGACGCGCTCGCCGAGCGTCGCGTTCATGAACCAGTCTTTCTGGGGCGACAGTGCAGCCAGGGCAGCCGACGCGCTCTGGCGCGGGATGCCCCAGCGCGATGCGAGCGCATCCGAAATGCGGTTGGCGCCTTCGTACCAGAGCGGCGCCCGCGTCTTCATCACCTCAGGCGAGTTCTCATACAGGAACTGCATGTTGCCCTTGGCTTGGTTGATGTAGGCGTCGGCCGCCTCGTCGGGCGCCATCTCGGCGAGCCGCCTGAAGCCCGGCGCGCGCGACAGGATCGAGGTGTTGTGCGCGAAGGTCTCGGGGTCGGCCTTCATCTCGTTGAGGCCAATCGACAGGTGCTCTCGCAGCGGGTCTTCCGTCGCCTTCACGGCGGTCGGGAAGCGCGTCGAGACGCGCGTGTCACCGGCAGCGATAGGCAGCCTCGACGCCTCGCGCGCGCCCTTGGCGGCCATGCCGAGCGCCGCCAGGGGCGTTGCCAGCATCATGTCGCCGCCGAGCCCGAACGTCTGCAGCGCCGCGTCGCGGTAGTTGCCGCTCATGAGGTTGCGGCCGAACGACGGCTGGTAGCCGCCCCCGAAATCGGGCAGTAGGCCGAGCACGTCGGCGATGCCAGCACCCGGCACCAGACCGGCGGCCATCGAGGCCGCGTCGGCGCCGCCCTCCAGGGCGGAGGCGCGGCGGGCTTCCGACTTCACGGAGCGGCGCACGCGCGCAGCTGCGGTTTCGGCGGCATCCTGCGAGAGATTGCTCAGCGGTTCGGACACGCCCCGCCGGTAGCGGAGATGATCGAGCGGTCCATAACCGTCCGCCATTGCCTCTCCACTTCCGTCCGGACGTTTGCCTCGTCCAGGTTGATGATTTTCAGGTTCGGCACGCGGCGTGACTGCTTGAGCATGTCGCGCGTGCCGCGATTGCCGGGAAACGCGACCACCAGATCGGGCTTGCCCTCGCGCAGCATCCGGCCGTTGCGGATCGGCCCGGCCGAATTGCCGTGCTCGACCCACGCCGCAGGAAATGCCTGCACGTCGATGTGCCGGGATCGCGCCCAGCGGTCGGCGCAGGCGTCCGCGCCCTGCTGATTGCCGTGGATCACCAGCGCGAAGCGGTAGATCGAGTTCAGCATGTCAAGATACTTCTCGGCAGCGTCGTAGTTTGTGAATTTGCGACCGCCGCAGACGAGCACTTTCACGGTTCAGCGCCCTCCCGCTGCGATCAGCAGGAAAATGCTCGCATTGAACAGGCAGAGCACCTTCGAAAACTGGGTTTCAGCCAGCCACGACATCAGCAGCCACTTCATGCTGAGGATGAGCGCCATCATTGCCGCGTGTCTTCCGGCTGCGGCAGCAGAAATTTCTTCCTGACCTCGCGCAAGCAGCAGAACGGGCAGTAACCGAGGCTCGCATAATGCTCGAACAGCGCCACCGTGGTGGCGACGCCGTTGTGAAACGACTTGTCGAGCGCGGTCTCGATGATGCGGTCGAACTCGTCGCTCATTCGCGCCCCGCAATCGCTTCGGCGATGGCGTGGATGTCGATCACACATCACCTCGAACTTGTCGGCGTCTCGGCGGCGACAATCGACACCTTGCGCTCGCGCTGCTGGCGCTTCAGCTCGTCGCGGATGACATCGATGCACTGCTCACGCGTCAGTTTCGTCGTCATGCGAGCCTCCTGCGCGCCTCGATGATCGAGAGATCATCCTTCAGCAGCATGAAGGTCTGCCGGTAGCCGTGCTGCGAGCACAGCAGCCGCCAATCGGACGGCAGCCGCTCCTGGAGGAACGTGGCGACGTGCGGCGGCATCGCATCGATGTCGATCTTGCGCAGAAACTGCTTCACCGCCTCGACGCTGTCGAGATACGTGACATCCTTGGACGGCGACAGCTTGAACAGCACCGTCTCCATCGCATGGACGCGGGCCTCCAGGCGGGCAACGTGGGCGCGCAGCGCGGCGACGGCCTTGTCACTCATCGAGCGCCCTCCTCGCGATCTCGCCGACCGACGTGATGACGTGGCGCATGCAGTGCGCGCTCACGCTGTCGAGGCTGACGCCGCCTGCTTCCAGCAGCTGGCGTGCCTTCTTCAGATCGGGTTCGGGGAAAACATCGAGCGGATAGGCTTCGGACCACTGCACGATGGACTGCAGCGCGTCCTGGAGAGCGTCGATGCGCTCGACGAGCACATCGCGGTTGATCTCGTGGTCCAGATCGATCATCGCCTGTCCTCGATGATTGTTGCCGGGCCGCGCCGCTGGGGCTGGGGGGCTTGCGCGCGCGACCCGGCGAGGCCTCGATGATGCCGCCCTTGGGGCGGCCTTAGGCGGCAAGTCGGGGCTTGCGCATTTGTACGCACAAAACGCCCCTGTCGAAAAGGGTACGAATTAAAGATTCTTGGGGGATGGGTGTGGAGGGACGACGCAGGCGCGCCAACTCTTGCGTGCGCAGTAGCCGCGCATCTCGTTGTCGGATTTGCCGAGCGCCCATTTCAGGATCGGTGCGGCTTCGGTGATCTTGCCATCCTCGACGACGTAGGCGGCGACGAAGTGCGGGGCGGTGATCTGGATGAGCATACTGACTGGAGAAACCGAGGATAAAAAAACGGCTCCAGCTGAGGGGGCAGCGGGAGCCGCGAAGTACTGCAAAGCGCTCCGAGATTTTGCCCGAAGCGCAACACCAAGCTTGGTCGAGCGCATGCGTTCCTGCCACGGACCAAATCGCCGTCGAATGCCACTGTTTAGTCGCAGGGACTGTCCACTTTGTTACTTAGGAACCGGGCGCGTCTTCCCGCCCCTTCCGTTTCCGGTAGCCCCGCATATAGGCGGCCCGGTCCCGCTTGGGGTTTGTCGCGCTGGTGGATGCCGACCCGGCACCAGCGCACGCAGCATCCGGGGCAAGCATCCTGCCCGGCCGTTCCAGATCAGCAACCACACGATGGAGCCGCTCCAACTCCGCGCAGGCGGTCAGCACATCTGGCTGGCGGCTGAACAGGCGTCGAAGGCGGGCGATCAGGTGGACTGTCGCGATGTCCATGGTGGTTACGCTGGTTACGTTGGAACTGGTTACGTCGTAACCATGGCGAAGGTGGGGCCCCGATGCGGGCGGGGATTTCTGGAGTTGCGGGTGATGTGGTGGGGGGTGTCCAAATAAGCATGCTTATCCGGCTCGATTTTTCCCTCCCCCGGAGCCCCTAGGCCGGGGCACGCCCCTACCCCATTGATAGTGTCTACGCTATTGCGATGCGATCACATGCGTCGTGCGCCAGGGCAAGCATCGTTCTCAGTACGGTGCAACACTGAAACGTGCGTTTCACCGTTGCGGATCGAGGTCAGTTCGAGCCCACTCTCCCTCGATCACAGTGCCATTCGCCCCCGCTTTCTGGCTGGCGATGGCGTAGAGCTGCGCATCGGTGAGGGTTTCGACCTTCATGCTGTGCTGGTGATCGACCGACCGCACGTCACGCCACTGGTCGGGGGCGATGTTCTTCAGCGCAAAGATACTCGCGCTCGTCTCCGCGCCCTTGCGCGACCGCAGCAGCTTCAGCTCCCAGGCCAGCTGCTGGCCAGCCCGCGCGCGAGACACCGCGTCAGAGAAGTCGGTGTGTTCCCTCACCCATCGATACACCGTGTCCCGGCTGACCCCGATCACCCCGGCGAATGCCCCAAGGCTGATCCCCTCCCGCATCTTCTCGATCACGAGCTGGCAGTATTCAGGCCGATACTCACTCGGCCTCCCGAAGGTCTGGTCGCCCCTGTAGTGCGCTGGCAATGTGGTCTGCTTAAACGGTGCCACGGTTCCTCTCAATCAATGTCAGCATGATTGCCGCTCGCTGGTCATAGGAACGGCAGACCCGTGCGGCGGTTCTGAGGTTGCCGACCCACCTGCGTTGGGTTGGCGGCGGCCTCGGCGTCCCCGCCGTTCAACTCCAAGCCGGGGCCGCTTTCTCAAGCGCTCCTGCTTCCGGTGTCCAGCCGTAGGAACGACTGCCGCGTGCAGTGGGTTCTATGGTCGCTGGCTCTTGACCCAAAGCGAGAGCTGGTGGGGCGGCCTTGGGCCTACTCCGGATCGCACAATCCGTCGTCGGGGCCGCCTCCTTTGCCTGCTCCTTGCTGCATTCCGCCACGGTAGGAACGGCAGACCCTGCGGAGGGTTCTCTGGTCGCTGGCTCTACCTTGCGGGAGCTGGTGGGGCGGCCTCGGCCCTCGTTATGGCGACCTCCAGCCGGGGCCGCTTTCCCAAGTGCTACTCATCCCTGGCGCTCCGCTGCCGTCTGGGCCGACACGGCGATAAGCACGGTCGGTCTCGATGGTGCGGTGCCAATGGGCCAGCACCTCACAGCAGGCGCTGCGGTCGTCCTCGAACGCAGCCTGGACGCCCGCCGCCACGTCACGTCGATGCCGCGCCTTCTGCACCGTCCCCTATTACTCGTACCGGTCATGGACCACATCCGGTTCGACACCATCTCTAGACTGCTCAGCGCCCAGTGAAGTCATGCTCACAACAGCTGGAATTTCTGGCAACCAGCGATTGCAACGCTATGCGTTCGGAGGCATCTTGGAGCGAATCACTCATTGCCGGTGTCCAAAATGTTTGAATTCGTCGACCCCGAAATCGGTTTCACATCGAGCGTCATCCGCGATCCTAAGCGCTTCGTAGGGCGCTCAGACCTCATCCAAAGCTGCATGAACGCCCTCAATGCCAGAGAAGGCGTGATCGCAGTCTATGGAAAGCGAGGAGTCGGAAAATCATCGTTGGTTCGCCAAGTTCAGCAGATGGCCAACGGCAATTATGATATCGCGCAAAAGGCAGGTCTTGCCCACCTTATCCCGCGTCATCCGAGGCGGTACTACACGGTCTATTACGCTTGTGATTCAAACATCAATAATACCGACGAACTAATTCGTCGCTTGTGCAACGACACTGATCCCGAGGACGGTCTGCTCCGCCTTGTGCCGGACGCTGGCAAAGAGCTCTCGGAGTTCTCCCGATCTGATGAAGCTTCCGCTGGATTGGACCTCAAGCTGATCAAGTGGGGCGTCAAAGGATCGGACTCTCAAAAATATTCGAGCGTGGTGCCAAACGACACCATTCAGTCGTTTAGAAATTTTGTGAGCGGGTCAGTTGATGCAAATAATCGCATGTGGTCGAAGCGCGACGGCGTGTTGATCCTGCTTGATGAGTTTGACGTTATCGGCACAAAATTCGGCATGGGCTCACTGATCAAATCATTGACATCACCCACGGTAAAGTTTGGCGTTTGCGGCATCGGCGCTGACATCGGCGCACTGATTAAAGACCATAAATCCGTAGCCAGGCTCATCGAGCAAGGCGCGATACACGTCAGGCCGATGAGCGGAGACGAAACGAGGCAAATTTTTACGACAGCGACCGAACTCTTTCGCGGGAAAGTGAGCTTCGCAAAGAAGGTAGTGGAGCAGATCGTCGAACTCAGCGAAGGCCTTCCCTACTTCGCGCAACTGATTGGCAAATCGTCCGTCCAATACGGAAACGAAGTTGGCTCCAACAACATCGACGAGAAGATTTTCGGCGAAGTACTCGGTAAGATCAGGGAGGGAAAATCATTCCCCAACCTTGAAGAGCAATATCAGCTCGCAATCGGACGCGGCAAAGAACGGGCAATGCTCCTCACACTGCTAGCCGAGCAACAGGGGGAAGCAACACTCTACAATGACGAAGTTGGACGGGTCGTTTTGCAAAGGACACGCACGACAGCACAAGGCCTGGGCATCGAGTATATAGATCAGCTTATGCCACGGTTGGTCGAGGAGAGATATGGCCCCGCGCTCATAAAGGGCGAGCAGCGCGGGCACTACGAGTTTGCCGATCCCGTTTTCAGAGCCTACGTAAAGCTGCGGAAATTGGATTAGGGTCTGAGCGTTATGCCAGCCAGCGCTCGCCCAGGGACTGGCGTTGGACTGTAAAGCTGCCCGTCCGGCTTGACGGAATAGGAATTTACTTCCTATAACGCGATGGCAACCATGGAGCACCCCATGAAGACCGCCGTCGCCTACATCCGCGTCTCCACCCAGAAGCAGGGCCGCTCCGGTCTCGGCCTTGAGGCGCAGCAGGCCGCCATCGCCGCCTTCGCCGCCGCCGAGGGTTTCGAGATCGCCGAGACCTTCGTTGAGATCGAGACCGCCAAGGGCGCCGACGCGCTGGAGACCCGCCCGCAGCTCGCCGCCGCCATCGAGCTGGCGACCAAGACCAAGGGCACGGTGATCGTCGCCAAGCTGGACCGCCTCACCCGCGACGTTCACTTCGGCTCCGGGCTGATGTCGCGCCGGGTTGGCTTCCGCGTCGCCGCCATGCCGCATGCCGACAACTTCCAGCTCCACATCATGCTCGCCGTCGCCGAGAAGGAGCGGCAGGACATCAGCGACCGCACCAAGGCGGCGCTCGCCGCCTGCAAGGCGCGCGGCGTCAAGCTGGGCGCGCCCAACGCTGGCCAGAGCAAGGCCGCCGCCGCCGCCGCGTTTGCCGAGAGCCTGCGCGAGACCGTCGAGCCGCTCATGTGTCAGTCGTCGCGCCAGATCGCCGCGCACCTCAATGCGCGCGGCATCACCACCGCTGAAGGCTCCTCGTGGCAGTCTGCCCAAGTCATCCGCCTGATCGCCCGCCTGCAGCCAAAGGTGCCGCTCGATGCCGCCGCGTAAGCCTCTCAACGCCCCCATGACCGGCGCGGAGCTGGACGCCACCCTCGTCAAGATTTTCGGCGAGAACCGCCAGTCCGCTTTCGCCCGCGCCATCGCCTCCACCCCGCGCACGGTGCGCTCGTGGATCGCCGAGACCTACGGCCTCGTGCCCACGCACATCGCCATTCTGGTGCGCTTGATGCTGCAAGCGAAGGTCACACCCGAGCAACTCCCCGAGATCGAGCGATAATCGAACCGACAATGTGCCAATGCTGACTTGGCCGGGCGCGTCTAAGAGCATGCGCTCGGCTATATCGCGCCCGTTTTGACGACTTTCATTAGCCATCGGGCCCCGGGGTTCGGAACCATAGATCATTTGCCACGTTTTCCCGAGCGCGGGAGGAAAGGCACCAGCTTGCATCCATTGCCCGCGAGCTGGTGCCTTTTCGCACCTCAGTCGGAAGGCCCGCAGGTCTGTGCCGATATCTGGCCAGCGGCATTGAACCTCAAGACCGCGCTGACCAGGCCGTCGCGCGCAAGGTAAGAGATCAGAGCTCCTTCACTGGCCTGCTGCAGGTTGTCGAGCCTCGACGCGGGATATTCGACCATCCGGTCGACCCAATACGCGCGGCGACCTTCGGACCCTGTAATCGTCTTCATGCCGCCGCAGCCGCAGAGGATGACGGCATCTTCAGCGTACATTTGCAGAATGTTCTCAACATCGCCGGCACGGTAGGCGTCTAGCCAATCGACCGCCGCGGCCATCGCGTCAAAGGACATCCAAGCACCTCCGCCAAGAAACGAGATTTGGCCGGGGCACCAGCTAAGTCTCTTCACCAATCGGTTCAGGACTTATGGGCGTTCTCGCGCCGCTAGGGCCATATGCCGAAAGTCATAGTGCCAGCGGAAAGTGGAACGGTTGGACGGGTATCTTGTTTTCCCGTCGCCCCATCCCCTAGGGCGACAACGCCAGCTTCATCACGCCGCATACGCACGAAGCTGCGGTCTTCGCGGCAAGCGGGAGATGTTGATGCAGGACTCTCGCACGATCCTTTTGGTCCAACGGCTGAACGACCTCTCTTCCCAACTGTCAGATTTGGAAGATCTACGCCTTCGAGTCGAAGAGGCGGAACGACGTATTGGGGCTGTGCCTACCCAGCCCTCAACCGCCTCGCGTGAGGCTACATCTTACGTGCGCCCCTTGGCGGCCGTTAGCAGTCCGACAATCTGCGGTATCGCTCGATCAAGGCGCCGAAAGTCATAGGGCCGCTACTTCCCCGCTCGCGCCTAGACTCAAGCTCTCGAAGCGGATCGCCCGCAAAGTTCCCCGTACCTCAATTTAACATCTGTCATTGCTGAGCGTATCTTTTGGTACTGTACGCCGCTCGTTGCCATGCTACTTTTTCCCGAACATGGGGGCGGCAATGGACGTGCTGAAGCAAGCTGCGGAACACTTGGAAGCTACGGATTGCCCGAATTGCCAAACCGCCATGAGGTGGTTTCGATCGGAGCTTGTTCGAGACGCGCCCGCACCAATAATCGCAAGCCTTTTCGTGTGCCCCAACTGCAAGCGGGCAACGCGATCTGATTCGAAACTCACACCCGCTCGCGTTTTACCTGACAAGCTGGCTGTGCCTCGTTTCCGGCTGATCAATACTGATAAGCCGGAGGTCGTTCGTTCCCAGAACTGAGCGGTCCGCTGTCCCCGAATGGAGTGAACCTTAAGAAAATACAGGACGCGGGGCGCCGATGCCGCTTTACCACTTCGATATCCATCATGACGGCGGCGTTGTTATCGATGACGACGGGATTGATGTTGTCGATGTAGGCGCGGCCGAGACGTTAGCCCTTGAGACTCTAGGCCAAGCTATCCTCGATGACGCCCGCAACCGCAGGACCGGTTTAACCAAGATTGAGGTGCGAGACGACGAAGGCCGAGTCGTGGCTTCAGCCTGCGCCACAGTCTCGCTGGAGCGCTTACTCCTTTCAGAGGATTGAAGGTCGCCTATTGGCCCATCGCGACATTGTGCCGCCACACCGAACTTGGTCGCGATAGGAGCAAAGCGGACGTAGTCACCAATCACGCTGACGCCGCCAGGCCTCGAAACGTCAAAACCCCGGAGGGCGGCACCGGGATTTTCAGCTCATCCATCACGCCAAGGCGCAGTTGCGTGAGCTGGCGAAACTGTCGCCCAATTCGCCCCTCAGCGCAAGGCGTCGAAGAACGCGCACAGCCGGTGGCCCGCGTCCGACAGCAGCTCCGCTGCCTTCTGGCGCGCCCGGTAGGGCGACCGCATCCCGAGGCTCTCGCCGGTCTCCTGCAGCCCCCTGCCGAAGCACGCCACCTGATCGGCCACGAACGAGGGCCGGAAGCCAATCGCTTGCTTTGCGCCGTAGTAGGTCTGCTTGTGGTGGAGCTGGGCTTCGGTCTTGGCCAGGCCCGACATGGCGCCGGGATCGAAGGCGTAGATGCGGTTCAGATCAACGCTGTTCAACGGTCCCTGCAGGCCCGCTGCAGCCCAGTGCAGCGCGTAGCGGCGCAGGGACGAGTATTCGAGCGGGGAAATGATCCGGCGCATCAGCGACCGCCCCAGCGGGTCATCCATCATGGTGATGCGGCGGGATGAGCGGGACCGTCCGGCGACGTTGAAGAACTCGCCCGCCTTGGCGAGCCGCTCCTGGGTCGGCCCAGCGTCGTCGAGGGGTGACTGCATCTGCGGTCTCACTGAAAAGCAAGGGGCACGCTACATCCGCGCGCTCCCATCGCAAAGCCTCTGCGCCTCCAGCTCCAGAGAAGGTGTTTGTTTTTTTATATTTACATATGAGCGACCGCTAGAGCGACACTCCCGGTGTCGCTGCAGCGATGGCAAATGCTGTCGCTGCAGCGACAGCCCCATCGAGTCCGATCAACGAATTAACCGCAAAGTGCGGCCGCAATTGAGACACACGCCGTCCTGCCAGCGGTGCTTGCAACGGAGACCGGAATTGCCCCAGCGCTTCATATTGGTCGAAGCCGCACCCTTCCGCTTATCCCCGATTTTCTTTTGATAGTCGGCGATCTTGGTGTCGATCTCGGCCCAGTGCCAGTGGCTGCCGATGCTCGAAAATTTGATCGCCAGTTTCGGGCGCACCGCCCTCACCCATGTGCGCTTATCGACGCGCGCGACTTGCGCGAGCATCTGGTCGTCGTTCGGCAAAGGCCCGCTGTCGCAATACCAGCGCACGAGCCGCCACAGCGCGACGATCTCGCGGTCGCCGAGATCGTAGACGATGTCTTCCCAGACCGAGTTGAGGAACGGGAACGCGGGGTGGAGCGACTTCGAGCCGCGCATGCTTCACTCCTATGCGTTGCGCGAAACCATGCGATAGCGCCACAATCCACCCGTCACCCGCGTACGCAGGACGTTGTGTGCGCCATACTTGGGCTTGCGCAGGTCACGCAGCCGCGCGCTGCAGGCCGCCTCGCTGCCGCCCGCCACGTCGGCGATCTGCTGGAGCGAGCGCCACTGCCCGTCCTTCATCAGGCTGTAGACGCGCGCCAGCTGGCCGGTAAGGCGCAGGTAGTCGCCGCCAGCCTCGTAGGTCGCGCCGTCGAATGCCTGCACAGGCACCGGGCTGTAGGGTATGTCGCCCAGCTTGTCCTTCATCGACCCCATGTCACGTCTCCGCGTGATTATCGACGACCCTGATGGTGACGTAGCGCGACATAGTCGTCCTCTTGCGCGCGCCTTCCTTGGTGGTGTTGAGCCGCTTGCCGTACAACGCCGCGACCAGCGGCTGCGGGTTGCTGTCGCACTGCATCAGCTCGACATCGTGGTCGGAGCCGATTTCGCGCACCCAGATCGAGTATCGCTTCTTCACGCCGGTCTCCTGAGTGAGATCGCCAGCTCGAACGGGTTGATGCCGTAGCTCGCCCAGAACTCGAGTTCATTCATCCTGTGCTGCTCGCGGTGGTGCCGCGAGCAAAGCGGCAGCGCCCACTTGTCACTGCTCTTTTCACCCATGCCGGTCGCGCGTTTCGGCGTGCTGGCAGAGATCAGTCCGACGCGAAGATGCGCGGCTTCGGTCGAGGTGTTGTCACCACAGATGCAGCACGGCAGCGTGCGGATGTAGGCGAGGTACCGCTCGTCGCGCTGCCGTGGGTCGCGCTGCATCAGTTGACCGTCTTGCGCAGTTCGTTGTCTGTCGCGTCGTTCACCAGCACGTTCTGCCGATTATCCATGTTCCCTCACCTTCCATGCTTGAAATGCGCAATCGATGTCGAACCAGCGCTGCCGCTCGCTGGTCTTGCCGGGCTTCGACAGATCGGCGCGGCTATCGACGCCGCAGATGTCGCGGACGGCGGTGGCACAGTCGTCCTCGTTCCTGATCGGAAAGTGGTAGCGCTCCCGCATGAACGCCCAGAAGACAGGCTCCTTGCAGCGCATGCCCGCCTGCTTCGCGGGCCCGAGGTCGCGCCACTTGTCGCGCTCCTCGCTGGCGTGATCGACCGGGCTCTCGTCGTCGTTGATCTCGACGAGTACGGCGGCGAAGCGCGTACCCATTGGCGCCTGCGTGATGCGGCTGTCCATGTCGATGGCTGCGATGGTCAGGCGCAGCTGCCAGTCGCCGGACTGGCGCTGCGTCAGCCCGTCCTTCCTGACCTCCAGGGAGATCGCGTTGCGGCGTGCCAGATCGGCGAGATTCATCGCTTTGCCTTCCTGATCTGCCGCTGACCGATCTGCTCCGCGAGCGCCATGATGCGCTTGATGTCGGGCGCGACCTGCTGCGCCAGGCTGAGCAGTGGCGGTTCGACCGGCATCTGCTTCGGCAGCGAGGGGCGCGGCATGTGCTGGCTGGTCGTGCGCAGCGCATTGCATTGCGGGCAGCGGTGTTCACGGCGAGCGCGACCGATGAACCATCCCTTCGGCACCAGCCTGCGCCGCACGGCCTGATGCTCGCGCGCCGCGCTATCGGGTTCCGACGTGACGAAGCGGGAGCCACCCAGCGGCAGCTTCTCGCACGCGCCGCAAGGACAGCGCACGATCAGCCCGCGCACGCTTTTGCCGTCGTCGCCCCACTGGATGCTGGCGTGCTCGAAGGCGTCAGGACGCTGCATTGCCGCCTCCCAGCTTGGCCACCTTGGCGACCACCAGCCCCTTCAGCATCTCGACATCGTCAGGCAGCAGCTGATAGGCGCGACGCGCCGCCTTCTGCCCATCGCTGCTCCAGAACGCCTTCAGCTTCTCCGCGTCGGTGTAACCCTCGATGGACGCCTTGTAGTGTTCGAGGAACGACTGCCGCTTCGCCGCCACTTCAGCGGCAAGGCGCATCTCGCTCTCGTCCATCACATTCGCCTGCTCCTTGTCGTAGAGCGCGAGGCCGAACGGGTTGCCGAACGTCATGAAGGCTCGCTTCATTGCGTCGGTCTCGGCTTCCTTCAGCGCGCTCTCGTGCGCGAGGCCGAGATCGCGGTCGATGCCGTGGCCGGTGCCGCAGCCCTCGCGCACGATGTCGCCCACCGTGACGCGGACCTTGGCGTTGTAGGTGACGCCGAAGCCCGGCGCCTTGTTCTCACCGATCTCGCGCGCGGCTTCCGTGACGCACTTGGTCTCGATGGTCTCGCGCTGCCAGCCGTCGAAGCCGAAGATGCGATTGGCTTCGGCGATGACGTGCCAGCCCTCGATGTAGCTGAACGTGCGCCCGCCCTGCTTGCGCGCCTTCACCTGCGCGCGGTTGAGCGGCGCGCCGAGCGAGGCCTTCTGGTCGTCGTTGAACGTCATGGCTCACCTCAGTGTGCTGCGGGAGGCTGCTTGGCATCGAGGTGACGCAGGTCGTGGTAGCCCTTGATGACGAGGCTCGCGACCAGCTTGCTGACCTTGCTGTTCAGGTCGTCGAAGTTGCGCGTGACCTTCTCGACGGCGTTGGCGAGGTTGAGGATCATGGTCTGCTGCTCGCTGACGGTCTGCTGCAGTTCCTCCTTCGCCGCACGCTCCTCCTCCAGCAGCTTCAGCATGCCCTCGACGTCGCTCTTGAGGCGGCCGGTGTCGGTGCGACCGCCACCGTTCGGCAGGTTGCCGTAGGCTTCACGGCGCAGGTTGCCGACCGAGTTGAGCGGCAGCTTCAACTCACGGGCGACACGGGTGTCGTCCCACGCGTCCTTGTATTTGCAGGTCGTGTCGTCGAGGCGCTCGATGACCTCGCGTAACTTGTCGTTGATGCGGATGTAATCCAAGCGATGGATGCGATGCTGGTTCTTCGCCATTTGACCTTCTCTCCTATTTCACGGTGACGACGACGGACGGCGGGGAATTGCTGAGCACGAGGCCGGGCAGATCACGTCCGGCCTTCAGTGCGTCCTTGATGGCGGCGCGGTCGGCCTTACGCTCGATCTTGACGAGATCGTCCGGCAGCACGGCCGGGTCGATCTCGCCGACGATCTGCTGGGCGTTGTTGCGCAGGAAAATCGTGCCTTCCGGCAGCTCGACCTTGCGCAGGTTGGCGGCATCGAGGATGGCCAGCATCAGCGAGCGCACGAACTCGACGCGCCGGTCGAAGCGCTGCGCCCGCGCCTTGAGGTCGTCCTGGCGCGACTTGGTCGCGTCGCGCATCGCCTTGGCGTCCTCAGCCATGCGGATCAGATCGGTGAGCACGTCGGAGATCGCGGTTTCGCCGTCGAGCATGTCGGCGCGCAGCACCTCGTCCTCCGCGATCTCGGGATAGTCGTGGATCAGCCGCTCGATCTCGCCGCGCAACATGTCGGCTTCTTGTTCGTTCATCGCTTCATCACTCCCTCCCATTCGGCGCGATCCAGCACGCGCGAGAGATTGTCGCGGGCGTCCTGCAGGATCAGAAACACGGCGCGGGCCTGCGCCTTGGTCATCTCGTTCTTCAGGATCAGCGCGTCGCTCTGCATGCGCAGCACGCGCTGCTCCATCTCGATGGTCAGTGCGCTATGCACCAGTTCCAGTGTCACGGGGCTTCTCCCTGTACGTCTTGAGCGCGCGGGAGACGCGGCCGAGAGCCTGCGTGAGCGCCTGCTCGCACAGTTTCATGTCGCCTTCGGCGAGCGTCTCGAAATCGGCCTGCACCGGCAGCGCATCGACGTGCTGCATGATGCGGTGGGCGTGCCAACGGATTTCATCGAGCGACGGACGCATCTCGATGTTCCAGCGGTCGAGGCTCATCCCCATGCGCGTCACTCCAGACCGCGCATGCCCCACAGGAGCGGATTGGCCGTCGCCCGGCGCCGCCGCAGGGCACGGTGCATGACGACATAGGTCGCGGCGGGAAACGCCTTCTTGCGGCCCGGCCAGTTCTTCGCGGTGTTGATGTTGGTGTCGGTCAGGGTCGCCACCTTCGGCAGGCCGCCGAGGTGCGCGACCACCGCCTTGGCGGTCTTCAGTTTGCGCATTTTCGATCTCATTGGTCGTGACGTTACAAAATTCGTCACTAATACGATGACGGCGGAAATGCACAAAAGCAACATGGCTACGCCGGGTCGTTGCGCTTGCGTAATAAGTGCGATAGCGTCCCACCCGTTGGTTGTATGGCGTTTGTTAATTGCGTAATGGTTAGTCTGGCCAGCGGCGGCGGCCATGGGAGCGAAGGATGAAGAAGATCAAGGGGTTTGAGGAAGATTTCGAGGGCTACAAGTCTCGATTGAGACTGCTGCGCGAAGCGGTCGCCGCAGGCAGCCAGCAAGTGATCGCGGACAAGCTGAAGATCGACATGAAGCGCTGGAACAATTACGAGCGCGGCTACCCGATCCCCCGAGAAATAGCCTTCATTCTCAAGGCGCAGACGGGCGAGAGCCTCGCCGAGTGGCTGTGGTGGGGTGACACCGGGAACTTATCACCGCAATTCACAAGGAAGCTACAGGCCGCCGAAGCGACCAAGCGCGAGCGCGAAAAGGCCGAAGCCGAGTTCGAGGCCGCGAAAATGAAGCTGGAAAGCCTCAAGAAAAAGCAGAGGCCAAGGAAGAAGCGGCCGAAGCAAGCGCGACCGGCAAAGTCCGCAGCCTGAGTTCTTAGTTTCTGCACTTCTTGAGTTTCGTACTAATCACGATGTAGGCTCCTCGCTCTCGTTCTGAGAGCAAGGGGAGTTTGCGTCATGCACGAACCACAATCCCGACAGAGCATCTACAACGACCGTGAACGGCTCGCCGCGATGCGCGACGAGATCGACCGCGACGCCACGCGCATCTATCCGCCGCGCACCGCTGCCCCGCCGGTCCAGCCAATGGTGCAGCCGCCGTCGCCCGGCGCGCCGCAGCGCGACGCCATCAACGCGCTGATCGACAAGGTCGTCGGCGATGTCTGCGAGCAGATCGACGGGCTGGAGAAGCAGCTGCACGCGCTGAAGCAGCAGGTGCTGGTCGGCGGCGCTGCCGCCAAGGGCACGCTACAGGAACAGGTCGAGGTCTGCCTGCGCGTCAACGACGAGGTCTCGCGGATCGGCGACACCATCGACGAAGTCGCCCAGCGCGTCCTGAGGCTCTGATCATGGCCGAAGCAGAAACGTTCATGGGCTATGGCGATGTTGACGCGCCCGCGCCTGCACCGGCCCCGGCGAAGCCCGAGCGCCCGCTGACACTCAACGAGCGCAAGGCTCTCAACTGGTTCAAGGACAACAGCCCGACCGGCCCCAATCGGCCGGGCATCCCGCCGAGCATCATCCGCTCCGTGCTGATGGTGCGCGGGCTGATCGAGATCGACCCGCATCGCAAGCGCTACGACCCGATCAGCTACGCCATCACCGACAATGGTCTCGAATCGCTGCGGGGGCACCATGGCTGACGACGACAAGATCAGGGCCCCGTGGGGGCCCACCGTCGTGGACCGGCTCAACGCCTTCCAGCGGTCGGGCCTGTTCCACGAGTTCACCTGCCCGGCGGTGCATATCGGCGCCGACCGCGCCTTGGTGGCGACCCGGCGCGGCTGGGTCTGCCCGCACTGCGACTACACGCAGGACTGGGCCCCCGCCTCGATGGCGGACCCGCTGCCGCAGCTGGGCGCCGGGCACCCGAGCCCACCGCGCGATCTGGTCCTGCACATCGACCGCATCACGCAGAACCACATCGCCTACCCGCAAGCCGCCGACGCCGTCCGGCACCTCAGGGATCATCTCCAGGCGCTGGCGTTCGTCGAGGAAACCAACAAGCGCGAGGGGCATCTGGCCGCTGGCCTGCCGCCGCCCGTCTGCAAACGATAGGAGCCCAGCCATGAGCGAAGACCAAGAAGACGTTCGCGAGATGATCACGGCCGAGCAGGTGCTCGCGCTGATCCCCGTCAGCCGCACGACGCTTTTTCGCATGGAGCGGGACGGTGTCTTTCCTCGTGGCGAGGCGATCTCGCCCCACCGGAAGCTGTGGTTCAAGGACGAGGTCATGGCGTGGCAGCGCGACCTGCGTGACCCGAAATCGGCGCTGGCGCAGGCGATGCGCGCCCGCAACACGAAGGGCCGTCCGCGCTCGCTCCCGCGCCCGGTGAAGGTCGCGGGCTAA